CAAGAACACGAAATTTATCCAGCGGGCAAGGTTTTGTGCACCATGCTGGCTAGTCGCATCCTTACCAACGGGATGCCCAATGTGAAGCACGGGCTCCAACACTTGGTGAAGCGTTACCTACATGAGGATATTTCCAAGGAGGAGCAGAAGAGTGACTGGTCGGGCGATTTGACCGAGAGCCAGCTGCAGTATGCGGCGAAAGATGTGCTGGTATTGCTGGGTCTTTATGAACAGATCCAGCAGAGGATGGCCACGGCAAGTTTGTACCCCGCTTGGTATCTGGAATGCACTGCGTTGCCGGCGATGGCGCAGTTGTGGCGTACTGGCCTTCCGTTTAATAAGCAGGACCTTACCAAACTCATCGATGATTTGGACATCGAACACTACGAAGTTGGTGAGAAGTTCATTGAGGATTTTGATGCTGCGTTACCAGCAGGGCACAAGCTTTGCCGTGGGATTGATGGGAAGTTGTTGTACCAGACAAAGCCTGGGCCTAAAGGTAAAAAGCCTGATGGCGCTGTGTTTAACCTCAATAGTCCAGCGCAGTTACTGAAGAAGTTCACTGCACTACTTGGTGAAGCACCGATTGATGCGAAAAACGGAAAGCCGAGTGCCAGTCGGATGGCATTGCAGGAGTATGTGGGCGATCACAAAGTTGTAGCTGATTATTTGCGGTGGAAGAAAGTAGAGAAGAAGCGGCAAATGGCTGAAACGCTGTTAAAGAATTTGGCGAAGGACGGTTTTATTCGTGCCAGCTATATGCAGATGGGGGCTGATACTGGAAGAATGTCGTGTATGAGTCCCAATCTCCAGCAGATTCCACGAGATCAGAGGTTTAGGGCTTGTGTGCAAGCGCCAGAGGGGTACAAGTTTGTTGTGGCTGATTATGGGCAGATGGAGTTGAGGCTGGCTGCGGCGGAAGCTAAGGATTCTCTTATGACTCAGGTGTTCCAGCAGGGAAAGGACCTGCATACGATTACGGCGACGCAGATTTATGGGGTCGCTGAGGATGAAGTTACAAAGGAACAGCGCCAGATTAGTAAAAGCGCGAACTTTGGATTGCTCTATGGAAGTGGTGCAAAAGGGCTTAGGAACTATGCAGCGTCGACCGGAATCCAGATGGATCTTGCTGAGGCTGCGGAGGTGCGGGAAAAGTTCCACGCTGCATATAAAGGCATCTCCGCATGGCAGCGCAAAAATGCTCGCGATGCTGATGCGGCTAAGGACAATCCATCTATCCGCATACGCATCTCGGGCTTGCGGAGGTTTTTACCGGGCGAGAACAATAAACTCACAACGCGCTGTAATACACCAATCCAAGGAGCTGGTGCAGCAGTCCTCAAACTTACGCTTGGCAAGTTGTGGCCGCTGCTTCACGCAGACGGGGAGGACGTGGTGCGTCTGGCCGGCGTGGTGCACGACGAAATTGTCTTGCTCGTAGCCGAAGAACACGCAGATGCCTGGGCGCTCCAGCTGCAATCTGTGATGGAGGAGGCGGAGGCAAAGTGGCTCGGGGAGATTCCACCCCTTGCCGAGGCTAAGGTCGGGGATAGCTGGGATAAGGCAAAGTGACCCCTGAACAGATCGTTGCGGAATACGAGTACCGCGTCAGGATGCACCCGCGTCACGGCGGTACGCACGATCTGTTTGTTATCGCTCCAGATGCTTTCTCCGCAAGGATGAGGGCTCTGGAGCTTTGCCCTGATCAGCACGTTCAATCGATACTGCGAGTCTCAGAGTTACACGCATGAACCCAGCCCGCACAGGCCGTGAGTTGGTGATGGAGTGGTTGATGCGGGAGATTCGGCAGGCGAAGACCAGTGATCTGCATCGGATGGCGGCGTTTTTGGAGTTTGCGAGACGGGTGCGGAAGGGTTCCAGGCAGCAGAGGACTGGGGCGAGGCTGGCGCAGTCGAACTCGTGGCGTAAGGACGTGGATGAGGATGTACGCTGGCGCGTCTAGTGTGTCGCAGTATGCTACTGTGTAGCATACTAGAGAGTCAGCAATGCCGCTGAAGCACGGATCAAAAATTTATTGCCAGCTGCTGCTCGACAGTCATCGGTACAAGTTGGCTGAAAAGCTTGCAGCCAGTGAGGGCAAGCGGGTAACTGGAATGCTGCGAGATATGGTTTACGCCGCTTTGGAGAAAACTGTTCCACTGTCGGACTACAAGGCTGCGGAAGCTGCTGATAAGGCAGCTTGGGCTGAGTCGGTGCAGCGGCGGGTGCAGGGAAGGATGCGCTCCAAGCAAGAAGGAGATGTGTCAGAAACTGACGCATGAGACTCAGTTGTGTTTCGATACATACAGCCGCAGACTAGGCGGAGGTACTAGATTTACACAGTAGTCACTCAAAAGAAATGACGCGCTATGTCGTCATGGTCGAGGATCGCTGGGTTACGGCGGTTTACGGCCCTGGTCAAGGAATTGGTCTCACCGCATCCAAGGAGGATGCATCCTCGTGGGTCACATATGAGCGAGCTGTCGCTGCGGCGAGAGTTGTTGCTCAGTGCGTTAACAGCAACGTTGCTGTCCATAGCGTTGATGAACCCGCCTATCCCCGGTCATGGAAATAGTGTCATTCCAGGAACAACTCGATCCGGAGCTGCGGCTCGGTGAAGGTCGCTCACGCACCAGTGCAGAAAAAACGAAGCTGTTCGAGCTGAGGATTTGGCTGCCTGGGCAGGGGGCGATGCGGGATTTGATTCGGGCGGAGTCGCTCCAGCAGGCGATTACTTTTGCCACGAATCGTTACCCGAATTGCAAAGTAGAAGTGCCGGAGCCGGTGGCGAAAAAGCCTAGGCTGGTGCGCTCAACGCGGGGGCCGAAAGAGACGGCTCGGCGGAATCTGAAACTTGCGGAGGCTAAACGTGACCAACTCAAAGATTGAACTGTTCCAGCAGAACTGGGCGCATATCTGTGAGGATCAGCAGCGGCAGGATTTTCTTGATTCGCTGTATATCCAGTACGGACGCGATAAGAAGGACCACCCGATGTGTAACTTGTACACGGGTCTGTACCAGCAGTGGGTGGCTGATGGAAAACCTTCTGGTGGCGCTATATCTGGCAGCGGCGTATTGGGTGATCTGTCTCCTAGTTCTGTGTCTGTGTAAAAAGCTTCTGCCTTAGGCGGAATCTCGGTCCATTCCGAATTGATCGGCCAGGTTATCGGCGGCTTCGCGGATAGCCCAGGCCGATTTTGTTCGTTCCAGCTGATGGAGCGTGTTTAACACTAAGGCGGCTTCGAGGAGGCCGCGGTAGTCCCGGCGGTTAAAAAGGTCGACCAGCCACTTATCCGTCACAGCTTTGTGAAAGCTGGATTCGGGGCTGTGTTCGATGGGATGCATGGCTACTTAGGGCGGATTTTCATGAACCAGCCCGTGTCGTTGCCTTCGATGAGCCAGCGAGGCAGCCAGTTCTTGCGCGAGTAGGCGATACCCGCACCTCCTTTGTTACTGACGTAGCCGCCAGCAGCAAGGTTTGCTTCACCAAAAGGATCGTTGTGGATGAAGTGTGTCGGAGTAAAACCAATCACGACACTCCAGTGGCCCGTGCCCGAGGGGTTAGCTACTGGGCCTTTATGTAGCCAGCCAACTGGAACAGGATGGCCGTGGGTAATTTCAGTTTCTATATCCTCGACTGTGCCATCCATCTCGAAGGTGGCAGTCAATCCCAAGGATTTCAATGCAGCAATTTGTGCTTTGGGGTCGGTGGTGTCACCGAAACGGGCACGGATTTTGTTGTAGGCGTAGTCTCCGTCGATTTTTCCGTAGTATCGAGCCACCATGGCGCAGCTGGAGCTAAAGCACTGGCGGTAGCCGGTTGAGCCGTCGTCAGGTCCCAGCTGATATTCGTAGGCAACTTTGAGGATTTTTTCCTTTGGTGCGACTAAAGGTTTGGTGCCCGTGTGCTGGTCCATTAGGGCGATCAGTTTGCCCGGATAATTGGGATCTGTTGCATATCCTTCTTTGTGTAACCACTTGGCGGCTTCTTCGCGAGTCGCAGCGTTGTTACAGCCCTTGTAGTTTTTATAGTCTTTGTACCAGTGATCGACAAGGTACATTACGCATGACAGCAGATCTGGGAAGTCGATGAAGCTGTCGGTGATTGTTATCCATTGACCGTTGATAAATTCTTGTGTTTTCTTATCGCTGCCTTCGCCTTTGAGACCGAAAAAATTATTTCTGCCGGAAACAAGTTTTCCGTAGTTGGATTCCAGTGCCCATTGGGCGGATACGAGTTCGGGAAATTTGGCGCCAGCGACGCGGGCGGCTTCGAGGATTCCTTCCCAGCTGTTGGGGAAACTGGACTGTTTGCCAGCGACGCTCCAGGTTTTGAACCAGCCTTGATCGCGGCCCAGGATGTGGGTGTTGGCCTTGTTGATGGCGGCTTCCAGTTCTGTAATGGCTGCCATTTGGTGCGGCAGCCCTTTGTAGAACCGGAATAAGTCGTTTAGACGGAGCTTATTGGTTGTCATCACAAGGCCCTCGGAAATTTCAGCGACGACGCTTGGGAAAAGCAAGCTTTAAAGCTTGCAGTCCTAGTTGGATCCAGCTGTTGGAACGTAGGTTGCTCATACCGATCAGTTCGGAACCGGCTGCAACAACAACGGCGGCAACGGCGATTTGTTGGTCAGTCATAAAAAGCGGAGGCTTTTCCTGAGTTTAGCTGTACTAAAGAAGAGAATCCGAGCGTGTAATAGTTTCTACCGCTACATTCTGAAGAGCCACTGCTGGGTATGGACCATCGGATTGAGGATGGCCAATACTTAAACAAAAAAGAAGCAAAGGCGCGGTTTAGGCAGTCAATCCTTAAGCACTGGCACAACAAATGCGCCTACTGTGCTGCGGATCTGGGGCGTTCTGCGACGTTGGACCACGTGCATCCCAAGATTCGGGGTGGGCATACGCACCAGCAGAATTTGGTGGCTTGCTGCTTTGGGTGCAATATCTCAAAGTCGGCTGAGGACTGGATTGAGTGGTACAGGAACCAGCCGTTTTGGGAGCCGCATCGGGAGGATGCGATTGTGCAATGGATTACTGGTGGTCTTCTGTAGGGTTCCAGCCCATGCCTTCGAGATACATCATTGCGATGTAATGGTCTTCCGCGTAGCGGCAAATGCTGTCTTTGCAAGCACGGTAGTACACTTCGCCACGTTCGTTCTCTAGCTGGTCCAAGGTGTAGCCGTTGCTGAAATCGGTAGTGCTAGTAACAGTCATTTGTTGTTACGGCTTACGGTCATTTCAATTTGACGTACTCTATTCTCTAAGTCACTAAGTCGTTCTTTCGAGTCGTTTTTTAGTTCTTGAATATCGGCAGCTACAGTGCTGACGGATTGATCGAGTTTAGCGACCTGCATAAAAAGACCGCCCAGCCCAATGACTGCGGCAGTCAGTAAAGCTGGTACGGCTTGATTAAACAGATTGCGTTGTTCAGGCGCTGCGGCATACATGTCCTCGTGGTTGTCCATTGCGAGGCATACTGCCGACCTTTTTTACAGGTTAGCGTCCCTGCCCTACTAGTTTTTTCTTGCCGCGCCGTCGAGGACGCGAGTTTTGCCCGTAACCCTGTGATGTTGTTTTTGGACGGCCTGGCTGGTGCTCAACACGTCCCAGTGCTGTCTTACTTTTTACAGCCATCAGTCGTCATCCCGTGGATTGATTGCTAACAGGCTATAACCCGTTAGCAGAAGAAAACCGAGACTCAAGCAGGCTGCGATGGCCATTGCACGTTCCAAGGGAAACCGGGCTGTGAGGAGACATCCCGAAGCGCTTGACGATAGGCGGCCCAGGTTGCGTGATCAACCGGTGCATCGGGCAGCTGCGTCCAGTCGCACTCAGCGAGGCGGCGGTTGCGATCAGCACGGACGTTGGTGGCTTGGGTGGCATCCATTGCAGCCTTCTGTTCGTCGTCGGGTGTGACGGCGATGTAATGGGTGAACCACTGGCCGTTGACTTCAACGACGCCATCACGCTGCGCGTATTGATACGGCGGGATGAGTGTGGGCTGCGGACCTTCCAGCACGGGGTCGTAGCCGAAGCTGTCGATGATCTCAGGCGTCAACACCTGCGGAAACGAGGTGTTGGGGTTGTCGGCGCGGAGCTGGCTGTCGGTGATGACGGCGCCGGTGGTGCGGTTGCGGAGTTCCATGGTGGCCTCAGGCGATGGCGAGATAGATGAAGCTGCCACCGTTGGCATTGATGGCGGCGGGGGCGGTGGAGCTGATCTGGAAGCCAGAACTCAGCGGGTCGATGTAGTCGGTGTTCGTGACTTCTGCTGCAGTGGCGTTGAGCAAGAGATATGGATCGTTGGCTGCGATGATGCCGCGAGCGGTGTCCCAGACGTACCAGTCGCCAGTGCTATCGGTGCGCTTGATCATCACGAACCGTGCACCAGCGGTGAAGCCGCAATCAATGCTGAGCGTGGTTCCGGTGCCGGTGTAGCTGCCGACTTTGCTGATGCCTGTAAGGGAGGCAAAGAGGTAGGCGATGTAGTTATTGCCATTAGCGCCAACAACAGTGACTCCTACTTGCGTAAAAGTAGAAGAATTAACGGAGTGTATGTAACCCTCTTGTACCGCTGCATTAGTCAGGTTTAAGTATAGAATCTGACTCAGAGGATTGTTCCAGGCGTTAGGCAAATACACGCTTCCTACTGCCCAATTTGCACTAGTGCTTCGATTTTTGATGATGATCAATTCAGGTGCAACGCCTAAATTATGAGAGATAACCTGTGGATTGGCACCTGTCCCGGCATAAGCCACCACGTCGAAGAAGCCGGGGGCGCGGCGGAAGTTCCAGTAAATAGAGTCGTTGCTCCCTTGGCTTGCCGCTATTCTGTACCCAGTGTTATCCCAATAACGAGTCGCAGTATCTTGAGTCTCTGCTGCGGTGCTAGATGTACGCATGAACCCGCCATTTACATCGCTGTTGACTGTGCTAACACCCGTCAGTCTTGAAACTGAAAAAACTCCGTTAGACCCACTTCTGGAATCTTTGCAAAGCTGCCAATCAACAGGAAACCCAGTTGTTATGACTGTCCCTGTTGCGCCAGAGGTTGCCACGTCATCAAATACCTTCGTCGCATCGGTAGGCGCCTTCATCGGCCCGCGGCGGATGGCGATGTAGATGTAGGTGCCGCCGGAAGCATTGCCAAAAAGTCCATCAGATGTCAATTTGAACCCTGTTGGGGTCAATTCAATGTCTATATTGTTCTCCGTACTTTCGGCATTGGTCTCATCTGCTGCCAGGGTTTTTGTTCCAGTACCCGCAACTATTCCTCTCATGGAATCCATAATGATTCCACTACCACCAAAAGTAGAGCCGCCAGATGTTCTTGATGCACATTTAATAAAGACCCACTGCGGCTCCCACCCAAGATCAATAGTTGGACCGCTAGCACTGCCGTTGCCCGTATAACTCCCACACTTAATCACGCTCTGGTTGCCGCCGTCACCGAAGAGCTGAGCGTCATGTGCGAACAGGTAGGCAACGTAGGTGCCGCCGGAGGCGTTAACGGTCTCATCAGTGCCAAGGCTGAAGACAGTGCTGGTTGGTGTTGTTGAGTTCCAGCGTGTTCCGCCAGTGGCTTTGGCTGCAGTGCTGTTGAGCACCATGTACTCGGTGTTAGCCAAGCTGCGGTGATAGACCTGCCAGTCTCCAGCTGCGTCGGTGCGCTTGACAATGATGGCGCCGGGGACGCTGCCGAGACTGTGGGCGATGGTGCGGTTACTCCCGTTCCCCGTATAAGTCACCACATCAAAGAACCCCGGCGCCTCGCGGAAGGTCCAGGAGGCGTAGTTGTTGCTACCGTTTGTATATCCGTTTCCGTCTGTTAATGTGTACCCATTCGATGCAAAAGCAATTGAGTTGGGATTATCAGCAGCAAGATTGTTTGGCGTGATCAAACGACTTGAACCGCCACGCACGGTATCAATTAGTGCATGACCAAGATTTGTAGTGCGCGCTTTTGTCCAGACTAACCCACCCTTGCCCGCTAGATCAACTCCATTCGTGATCGTCTGCGTGCTGACGTTGCCCGTGTACAGCCAAGTGCTGAACACATCCTCGACGTAAGTCTTCTCTGCGCCACCTGCACCAGCGGCGCCCATCATCAGTGCTCGTGTATTCGGATCCATCGCGCTATCAGTTGGTGTAGTTGATGAGCGAGGATGCACGCCACCGGGTGCCGCCGTCGTCAGTAACGAAAAGGAATAAGTGCGTCTTGCCTGTCGTTAGCGTCGGCGCTGTTCCTCCAGGCCATTCCACGCCACTGAACCAGGTGATCGTGCCGCTGGTGTGCGTCAGCTCCAGTGTGAAGGCATAAGCACGGCTGGCGGGGATATTGCTGACGGTGAAGGTCGATGCACCGTTGATCGTCTTGGTGAAGTAGTTGCCGGTGCTGCAATCAATGTTTAACGCCGCAACTGCCACCACAGTCTGGGCGTAGGTGCCGGCAATGTCTAGATCGGTATTTGCCGCCGCGCTCGACTGGCCCACTGCAATCGTGCTGGTGGTTGCAATGCTGCCACTGGTGCTGATGTTGCCGCTGGTGATTGCAGTGCCACTGACCTTGCCGGCGGTGCTGATCGTTGCCAGCTTGCTGTCGGCGATTGCCGCGCTCGCATTGATATCAGCGTCAACAATGACGCCCGAGCCAATAGCTGCTGTACCGCCACTGCTGATGGTGATGTCACCGCTGACCTTACCAAACGCGTAATCCGTGATCCGTGTAGCGGCGGCCTTGCGATTGGTGCCTGCTCCGCCGTCGTCAACGATAAATAGATCAGCATCCGCCAAGGCCGCGCCAATGTCGGTACCGCCATCAATATTTAGCGCCGAAAGACTGACCTTATCGGCAGTGCTGATCGTGTCTAACTTGGTATCCGCAATGCTGCCGGCCAGCATCGTGTTGGTAACGGTGCCAGTGTCGCCGGTGGTGATCACCGTGCCGGTTACATTTGGCAGTGTGATCGTGTGATCTGATGTTGGATCAACAACGGTAAGTGTTGTCTCATAGGCATCAGCTGTGCTGCCTTCCCATCGCAGTGATCCAGTGGTGCCGATCTCCAGTGTGCCGGTAATCGTGCCGCCGCTAGCTGTTAGCTTTTCGTTTTCAAGCTCTTGAATTGCCGCTTGGACATTCGTGGCGGCGATGTTGCCGTAAGGCGTGAAGCTGATGTTGCTAGCCGTCTGTCCAGCGATTGCGTTAGAAACGTCAATCAGCTCCCAACTTGTTCCATTGGACAGGATCATGTCGGGCGGTGCCAACGCCTCAGCTGGCGCATTGCCGGTGCCGGTGCCGGATTGCGAAACAACGAGGTAATACCGATTATTGGTATCAGATGCCGCAGGAAGAGCTGCACCAGTTGTCAGACCAGCCGCCGAACCAGCCGAGGTGACGGAAGCCACTTGGTTCAGATTGGCGTTGTATGTACCCGCCAATACCAGTTCGCCAGAAATGATGGTGACTGGCAACCAGGCTGAACCGGACCAAATATATAAGTCTTGATTCAGTTCATCATAAAAATACTGACCCTTGAAATCAGCAGTTGGGAAAGTAACAATTCCACTGGTGCTGCCGGCACCGCCAAATTGCACCGTTGACGAGTTAGCAAGTTTGGGGCCTGTAATGCTATTGGTGCCAAACAGATCGGCATTAAGAGTGCCGGTAGTAACCTTGCTCGCATCAAGGCTGGGAATGTCCCCGGCAACAAGAGTTGTGCCAGTAGTGACGTGACCTTGGGCGTCAACTGTGACTTTGGTAAAAGTGCCAGTGGCGACGCTGTTGAGATGGCTGAGCTGGCCGCTCTCGTTCATCTGCAGGCCGGAACCAACCTTGACGGTGCCTGTGACCGAGGTAGTTGCAGCAGGGATCGAGACAGCCTTGTTTTGCCAGGCTGCGCCATCCCAGTAGTAGGTAATGCCGCTAGCGGTATCGATGTATTCCTGGGCGGTAAAGGCACCCGATCCGGTTGGCGCGCCCGTACCTGTTTGAGCGGTGGAATTGTCCGCCAGTTTGGCGGATGTTACGGCGTCATCCGCGATCTTGGCGGTGGTAACGGCGTTGCCGTTGATCTTGGCGGTGGTAACCGCATCGTTGACAATAGTGGCGGCGAATGCCCCAGTGCCGATGCCGGTAACGTCACCGGTCAGCTGGATCGTTTGATCGCCAGTGTTGGTGCCGCTGCTGGTGCCGCTATGGGTGCCGCTAAATGTGCCGGACTGGGTGGCAAGGGTGCCAAGGCCGAGGGCTGTGCGTTGTGCTGCAGCATCAGCCGCACCAATCACCGAGCGGCCCGCGCTCGTGCAGGTGATTTCTTCGACGTTGCCGCCGCCAGCTGAGCTGCGGCCTAGTACAACGTCAGTGCTGCTGGTGTTTTGCAGCTTGTCGTAGGTGACCGCGTCAGAGGCCAACTCGCTCGAGCCGACAGCGCCGGCTGCGATGGCATCGGCTGTGACTGAGTTGGTTGCGAGTTGATCAGCGGTGATGGCGTCATCGGCCACCTTTGCTGTGGTGATCGCGTCGTCGGCAATGGCTGCAGTGGCAAGGCCGGCAGCGTTGATCTTGGCGGTGGTGACGGCCCCGTTGGCTAGTTGGGGCGTGTCGACAGCCCCGGTTCCAACTGAAGCGCTGATATTGGCGTAAGCACCGGCGCTGTAAACCTGTAGGACGCCAGTCGAGCTGTTGTAATAACCGCGCCCTTCAAAGTTATCGGTAACGGGTGCAGTGGTATCAACTGCGATGCTGCTGTCGTTTGCAAGTTTGGCAGCTGTTACCGCTCCAGTTGCTAAGGCACTAGCGCCGAGTTTGGTGGCGCTGGATTGATCCAGCTTGCCGAGATCAATTGAACCGCTATCGGAAAGCGTGTAGCCCGCTTCAATCAGGCTTTTGACCGTGACCTTCTTGGTCTGACTGGCACTGATGTCCGAGATGGGCAAGACATCGTTGGCCGCAACAGCGGCTTCCGTTAGCTCCGTGAGCTGGGTAATCCGCTGGTCCGCCAAAGCGTTACCTCCTATCTTTGTAAAGTGTAGCTAGGTCAGTCTTCAACTTCCGTCAGCAGGAAGTCCAAGGACTGCTCTTGGCGGATGCGGTAATCGTCTTCCTTGAGGATGTAACCACTGGGCTTGCCGATCAGCAGTCTGACCTCGCCCGTGGTTACAAAATCAACGGTGGCTTCGATCACACTGTCAGCGTTGACGGTGACACCAGAGCGGACGACCATCGCTTCCACGTCGTAGTAGACGTTTTGCGATACATCCGTTTCTGACTCTGAAAGGTACAAAGCTAGGTCAACGCGAGATCCCGCATCCAAGCGCTGCAAAACTTGCAGCATTAAAACTGGCGATTCCGTGATGCCGGTCGTATTGAAGTCGAAGTAGGTTGTGATTTGACCATTGCCGCTAATGAGGCCGGCGCTGTAACGCTGGCGGAAGTTGTCGTTGAGTGTTGTCGTATCAATGTCTTCACGCTCGGTATTTAGCTCAAAGCTTTTTACGTTTCCCAAGACGTTGTAATCAACATCCCGGATCGTGTAGGTGATACTAACTGGTGCGCCAGCGAAGGACTGTAGCGCGATTTCGGCAGCGCGGTTGTTATTGACTGCATCCGCAAAAGATCGGAAAAAGCGCAACCCACCGGCAGCATTGACGTTGACAAAAGCACTAATGCTTTTCTCCACGACAGTGGCAGTAGGCCATGTCGCTACCGGGAAAAAAGCTAAGCCGCGAGCATCCTCGGTGTATAGCTCGACTCGATCACCGGTGATCAGATTGTCGATGGCCGTCTCAAACCCAGCGCGGTTCAAACTGGTGTTGATGTCCTCTGGGCCAACGGTGACAGCCTGCCCGTTGCTAGGCGGCATGTTGGATTCAGCCGTGCGCCGTAGCCGAACGTGCCCGCCATAGCCAAGAAATACGGTCACGAGATCGTGCCACCACTCAAAAAGTCGCCGTCAACCGTGAACTGGATTGGCACCACGGACAGCTCGCCTGTTGCAACGCTGATCTGCGCTGAGGTGATGTAGGCATAAAACTGGATGTCGTCAGCAGAACCACCTCCGACATTCAGAGTCAGCAGTACACGATCGCTCTCGGTGATCGCGCCGATCTTGTGGAGCTTGGCTAGTAGCTCAGTGAACTGGGTGTAAGACGCTGACTCGCCGCCTTCCAGCCTGTAGTACACAAGCGTGGCGCTGCCGGTAGCACTTTTGACACCAGGGGTAAATGTGCTGCTAACGCTATCAATCGTATTAGTGCTCAGCAGCTCGACCGTTGTATCCAGCGACCAATCGCGGATTTTGGCAACTGGCTTACTGTTGAACACCAAGGAGCCTGTGCGGCCCGTATAAAAGCCCATGACCGGCTACCGTGTTAGCCCCATGCTAGCAATTACACAACAGCGATCAATTTGACCTGAACGGTGCTGCGTCCTCGGTACACGCTGGTGATATTGGGGGGACCCTCGTAACGCCACGCCGCACCGGATGGGTTATTGATCAACGACGAGGAAGCGGTCCATCCCTGAAAAACATTGGCCGGCAGAGAGAAGGTGTAGAACGTACCCTGCGTTTCGTTGTAGTGCGTCAGAAAGCCTGCGGCAGCAGTATCGAGGATGTTTTCAAAGGTAAGGTCCAGCGTCGCTTCTGTTCGTAAGTCTCCGTAGCGGATTCGGATTTCAGCGCCGCTTAATGCCTTGTACTGTTTGATCGGCCAGTCACCCGGCGCGAACGCACGAGCGGAGGGAACGAGGCTTGGGAAAGGCATTTTTACACTCCGACGGCAGAGGCGAGGGCGTTATAGGGATATTCTGAAGCCGTCACGGATACCAGGCCCTCTTCATCTAGTTCTACCTGCTCGACGATGTAGGTGGTTGTGGTGAGATTTGATTGGGTGACCGAGAAGATGGCGTTGTACAGGGCCGGATCCGCGACTCGCCCTTGAGATACGTTCATCGTTGTCGTCGAGGTGGCTGGGTTACCGCTGACGAAGTAGATAATTGGGTAACTACCATCTGGGATGTTTTGAGCACTGGTAACCAGGCCGGCGCTACTGATCGAGCCGTTGGTAAAACGCGATGCTGAGACCTGGTTTAGCGCCACGCTGATCACAGAGCCGGGGCCAATGGATGCGTTATCAAGTGTGGTTTTGAATTTGACGGCGTGGGTGACGTACTTCCGAAGAGCAATGAAGTAGTTGCCGACTTTTGTGGCGTGGGCTTCCGATGTACAGAACGAGGACAGGTCAAAGCTCTCGAGCTTGTCGTTTGCCTCGCCAAGAATAATTGTGCGCTCACGCGGGAACTGATTGAGTAAATTCTCGCGATAGATCATTTGGGCACGGATTGGACGGCGCTCGCCGATGTCTAGGTAGTCCAGCGAGAAGGATCCCTCGATGATGTTGCCGGCTGTAAACATTGCCGCCACACTCGGTGGCGGTATTGCTGGTAATAGCGCCAGCTTGCCGTTGCGCATTGCAAAGTTCAGCAAGAAGAATGGCGCAGTATTGGCAATGAACGAGCGCAGATTAGTGCGGTCAGAAATAACGCCATCGAAAAATAATCCGCGCGAGTTACAGAATGCGTCGGATTCGGCAAAGGACTGATCGTCGATCATGCTCGGTGAGATGCCGCTTACACGTGTAAGCAAATACTTCACCAACTGCGGAAAACTATTGCTGGCGTTGATGCCTGATTTGATCCAGACACGCATTTGATCAACGCTGCTGGTGTTACGGCTGGATTTCAGGGCAAGCATTGCACTTGCGAGGTTGGCATAGTTGCCGCGCTCAACGCCGCCGACCTGATTGACGTAGACAATTTCGTGCTCAGGGCCTGAGTCGCAACTATGTGTAACGATGTTGCCATATTGACTGATTTCTGCAAAAGTAGCCCACTGCTCGAAGACGCGCCAACCGCGTTCTTCAGGTGTTAATGATTTATTTCGGACTTCTGTAATGCGGAACTGCAGCACGGCAATAATGCGACCTTGGTCGTAAGTATTAGGCAAAAATCCACTCAGAAGTGGATTGGAAGCTTTAACCTTTACGTCGTAGCCTATGGTTTGGCCAACGGCAAAGCTGCTTCCTTCTTCTGGCCGAGCATCTGTAACTGTAATGTATTGAGGAACCCACTGCAAATTGACCTCAAACTGTTCTGCGCGAACTCGTAACTTGAACCTTACGCGGCCGCGATCTGTTTCTCGCTTAAGTTCTGCAGTGCGGTAATCACCAACATATGTAGGTGGTCCGCCGAAGATTTCCTCAAGTGCCATGCGTCGAAGGCGCAGTTGAGTCATGCCGAACTCTCCGGGAACTATTGTTCCTTGGCCATCGCGCATTAGCATCCTTTCGTAAACACCGCTCGTCGGGATTGCGTAGTTCTCTGTTGCGTAGGCTGAACCCCAGCCGCGGGCGATAAACGGGCGTGCTTCAAAGAATCTAGTGATAATGCCGTTTTCGGTTATGGGATAAAAATCCGCTTTAATTGTAAGCGTCCCAATGTTGACAGGAGTTGCGTTAGGGTTAAGTATAAATATAGACTGCAGAGCTTGCCCTGAAGAAAGGCTCCCGCGGATAATGGAACTTGAAACGGGATTGATCTGAAATTCGTATTCCTTGTCCGTTCCGTGATTAATTCGCAGCTGGTGGTACTGATCGACAGGGCCAGCGCCACGGATTCCTAGAACGGGACCAACTGCAGTCCACGATTGTTCGCCGGCACCGCGCATGTAAACGCGGAACATCGACACACGAGGGAAATACTCGTTGTTGGTGCCGAGGCTGAATTGCACACCTTGTTCGTCGTAATTGACGAGGACTGGTGGATCGGGAATCCCGTTGAAGTGGCAGAGCCCATTGACGCGACCCCATACTTGGCTGCGAATGCCGATCTCGGTGGCAGCGCAGCGCCTGTTATTGCGGAACGCACCGACAAAAGCTTTACACAGCGTGTAATAGATTACTCCGAAGTTGCGTTCTTCGGGCAAATTATTTGTCGTGGTGTGCTTATTATCATGTATATCTACTTCATTGCCACCTGGAATTGCAGCGCTCAATTGGATGTCAATTGTTTTATTACCGCTCCATGGCTTTTCGGGACGCGAAACAACACGAAAGAGTGTTTCACCCACTACAAACTGTTCGCCTGTCTGCAGAATACTGTCGGCTGCTACACACTCTGAGTCAAGCGCGTCGTTAATATCATCCATTGTGATGGATGTACTTAATTGAAAATTGCTCGGCTTTCGATCTAGCTCCCTGCCACTAATGCGAAACACTGTGCCGGGTTGATCTTTGCCACCAGATAAAACGCCTTGCCGACGCGGATAACCTCGTCCTACGCCTGGCATTCCATCATCTCGACCGCCAAATCCGCAAATCTTTTCGCGATCATTGCGAATGTCCCGTTCAGTGCGGTCATCCAAATCCTCAGGAAACTGAATCACACGCCAGTTTGGCTTGAACTTGGTGCAGTTAGGGACAGGATTAGCAACACCAAAACGTGTGTTATTTGAAGGAGTTAAGCAAGCGGAGAACTCGCTCAGTGGTGCACTTTCAATGATCGCTTGAGTCGCATCATCGTTGTAGCCCGGCAGCGCGTTCCACGCAAATTTATATGTGGTGCCACGGTGAGCGGTCAGCGCTGTATTGCCGACAAAAACACCTGCAATATCAGGTGAGGCGATGTTGTAGTTGCTGGGACCCTGATCGCCCACGAGGTAGAACATCTGAGCGGCCTGCTCGTTGCCGAGGCTGTAGGCGCGGCTCCAGATCAACGGTGGAGCAATGACCACCCCGCCTGTTGTTCCCGTGTACTTGGTCCAGATGATCGGGATTGCTGCGCCGAACTCGGCTAGGTCAGCAAAGCCGTCAAAGCTGGTGGATTGCTGAAAGCGATCCTGTCCAGTACGCCCCTTACGGTTGATACGTCGCGGATCGTCTGGCGCTTCCGGTGCGCGAGGTTTTGGCGTCAACAGATACGAGACGCCGGTAAAAAGTAAGCCAACGGCGAGGCTGACTAAAACTGAAATTGTCGCAGGGTCGCAACGAATGTCAGGAATATGGTCGTACTCCGCCGGGCGCACGTAGCTATTGCGCTCCAGCTCTTTTAGAAATTCGCTGTATTCAGCTTCTGTGCAGCCGACTAGCTCGCATAGCTGCTTTTCGTACGGAAGAAGTGGCCGCTTGATAGGTTTGCCAGCGGGCACCAAACCACTCGCTCGCTCAAAGGGCTGATAAGCAGAATCCCCTGTTGCCATGCGACGCCAAAAGCCCAGCTGTTTTGTGGCAGCAACACCACGTCACCATCGTAGCCACCGTCTTGTACACGATTGCCCCATGCGTACAAGTCACGCAAAACAGATCGCCGTGGCAAGGTGTACCAATCCGGGCGAAATACTGGTGTTGGAATGCCGAGTCGCTGTTCTACTGCGTACACCAAGTGGATGCAGTCGATTGCACCATCGCTGCCATCGGCCCCAAGTTTGTAGGGCAGACCGATCAGATCAAGACAATCGGAAGGCACTGCTAGTAGGGATTGCGCCAACGGTGTTTTCACCGATGAAGCGGAAGGGAATGTCGGTAGCCACAGCGTCTAAAACGCTGCTGAGCTGCAGCGTTACTTTAGTTTCATCTTGCGATGACGCGCTCACTTGTCCTACGTAGGTGTAGATCGTCTTACTGGCTGAGACGTTGACCAGTGCCACCGTGGCAACCCAGTTACTGGTGATTGCCTCAGCGGCCCACGAGCGCGAGAGATCGTTGGTAGGAAAAACCAGCGTGGCTTGGGTGTTGTCACCTCCGCGACTGACGGTGACTCCGCTGAAACCAAAAGGTAGGAAGTTTCCGCCTTGCAGGC